GCTAAACTTAAATTGCTTACCACCATCCGACTCTGTAAATATTGCACCTGCCTTGACATTAGTCGTCGGCTTCGCATCTGTTGATAATCCCATTAGCTCCTGAGTTGCCGCTCCAGTATTGACCTGCACAACCGCCATCAATGATCATCCTCTCTTGCATAAAAATAACGCCTCTAAAGCGTTCGGTGGACAGGGGTATTTTACACACCCTCTGTGATCAGTACATCCCCCGGCCATGTGCTGATAATATTTATAACTCCTGTGTATAAATTGTTATTAACAGCAGATATCTCGTAACTTCCCCCACCAGCATTCAGACGTATTCCTTGGTTATTCACTGCAGTTTCCCCTAATTTTATATATTGGTCAGTCGAGCTATCATTCACCAAAAGTGCATATTTACGATTCACGTTGGATGCTAAGGCTAGACCGGAAGAAGATGTAACCGAGACAACAGTATGCGTTACGGTTGTTATGCCACCACTAATTACAACCGTAAGGGCTTTTGATAATTTATCGTAGATCCCGCTTAACCATCCTAGCTTACCAAGCCCGCCCGTTGGGATCGTGATCCCGGTTGCTCCGGAGCCTGCGTCATTGTCCTTGCTGGGCAATGGATTTGCTACTGAAACTGGCACGTAAACACCACCGCTTAGGATATACTGCTCCGTTGGTAACGCTAGATTACCCTCAGCGTCCAGGTTCCCTATGTAGGGAATTCCGCTATTAGTCGGAATTGGTAATTTCATATTAATCCACCTTTCTGGATTTAAGGCATAAAAATAACGCCGTCGATGGCGTTCGGTGCATTGAATACTAGGTAGCGTAGATGTCCCCGGTGATTTCTAAATACTGTGCAGGGGTAATTTTCCCGAAAGAGACATACCTTGCGACTTGTGCCTTCGTTGCCCAACCCTTATCGTAGTACATCTTAATGCGTTCAAAATCCGTCACCTTACATTCCTCCCATTAATAGACGTAGGTCGATGTCGACAAGTTGCTGGCCTAGGACTTGGTTTTCCTGTTGCAAGTCGAGAATCTGGAGATCTTTTTCGACGAGTTGCTGGCCTATAATATCTAATTCGGTTGGTTGCGCCGTCTCTTCAGGTTCTTCTATTACCTCTTGAATTACAGCAATTTCAACATCAATAACTTCGGAACAATTCGTACAGGTTATAGAGTTTGTATTGGGAACATAAAATATTGCACTACTACAATTTGGACAATTTACCATAACAGGTATTACGTTCATATTTACACCTCCACCTTCTAACGCTACATTGCTACCAAAGTTACTCTGCTCACATCAATTGCAATACTATAAGTCCCGCCGGATGACGAATAACTCTCTAAAAGAAGTAAATATATTTCAGCAATACCTAAGAAAGCTGAAACATCATACGATATAGTTACATATGACGCTCCAACTCCTGTCTGTTGGTAGTAAGATGGGGCAACACCCATATTACTAGTTTCAAGAACAGGAATACAAATTATTCTAAGGGCATCAGAAGCCATATAGGATGTGGATGCTACCCTCATTGTTACGTCAATACGTTTCACTAAACTTATATCATAATTACCAAACGAAACTTTAACAGAGGCACTCCCCCCCGAACTTGGTACAGATACAAACATTGTCATACGGTCTGCGTTGAGTGTTAAGGTATTGAGAACACCACCACCTTGAGCACCTAATGTTGGAGTATATCCTTTTGGAAATGTGTTGGCATAGTATAAATCGCCAATATATGAGAAAAATCCAGAGGATGGATATGCGGTCAACATACTTAGTAGATCAACATAATATTTAGTCGATCCGATTTTCATTTGAAACTGGTTAGTAAGATAGTTGCTTAATTTCCAGATTTGGTTTGTCGGAATATTGCTTAAATCAATTGATCCAGAATTGTACTCTGGGAGAAAGACTGACGCTGTTTGAACTATCTTTCCACTTGAATCGAGTGTCGGTATCCCGTTCGCCACCCCTTTTTGAGTAAAAGGAATAAGTAAATCAGTAACAGCCTTCACCCCTGCCGGATGCACAGCCTTCGTATTATCCGTTCCCGCTGTCGTCTCATCCGCAGTAGCTAACTCAACGTGTGCATTAACGGTCTCTGATGCACTTACCTCTGAATGTGTAACTAGATTACCCTGCACGACATCAACCTTATCCTGCGCCCCCACCGGAGTCTCAAATGAATCCTGAATAACCGACACCAATGCAGCTAAGTCTCCATCACTTACTACTGCCCCCTGATTAGCTATAAACTGAGCAATAGCCGCCACCATGATCGAAACCTGCCTAAACAACTTGTTATGCATCTTCGTCTTAGCTATGCCATTCGTTAAACCACTCACCCTCTGCGTTTCACCCAAATACTCGCCATCGGACTGGGCTTCTAGAAAACTTTCATTAAAAACCTTAAAATTACTGCTTCCCGGCAATTAAGCCACCTCCTTAAAAATACTGCGCCCAGTATCCCGATCCATAGCCTTTAAAGTCGTCAGCATCAACCCCGTATGAGTAAAACGGATCACCAAAATATACATAATTTACAGCCACACCTTCAGGCCTCGGGATAATATAGCCATTTGTCATTAAATCTTTTTGAATCTGAGACGAAAGGCCAGAAACAAAAACATCCATGGTCATGTTTTGATTATCCTTCACAGTGATGTGGGCATCCGGAAAGATGGTGTTCCACATTTCATATAAACTTGGTAGAGTTCCGTCCCAATTATTCTGCAAGATCTTAGCTTTTATAATTAATCTATACATATCGTCATCGAGCACTGGGCTTGGGTCAACAAGATATGGAACCCCAGTAACGCCAAGGCTGTAGAACGAGGTTGGTTGAAACGTTAATGTCCTTGATACTCCTATTATTTGACCTATAATATCAAGCTGGGTGCCAACCGCCCTATCAATATCAAAGTACGAGTAGAAGCTATTCGCCAAGATCGCAACATCATCAAGTATGCTTAAAGGATTAGACAGCCACGCTATAAACTTAGGCTTATTTTGATGCTGTGAGGAGACTAAATTAAGATACCTTTGTATATCAGCCATGGCTTCCTCCTACGTCACGTTAATGGTTAAATAGTCCATGTTTCCTCTCATGACTTCGTTAAAGGCTGTTACTACGTCTGCTGTGCCCTGAGCCTCTCCGTGTCTAGCCAATGTCAAAGATGTAATCGAAAAAATAGGCTTGCTCAAATTCAGCATGGCCGATAAAGAGCTACCCCAAAGGCTCGATGCAGGAAGATCGTCACCTATCGACAAGCTGTTCAAATAGTTCACGAGTGCCTCTTTTATTGAGGATGTGGTTGCTGTGGTATATCCTGCCAACGCCTTTACGTTATCAACCACATCAATGTCGATGTAGGTGGGCCTGTAGAATCCGATCGGCAATACCTGTCCAAACTGATCGGTAACGTTTACGACGGTTGTTCCGTTGGTTAGGCATCCAGGACCTTTCTTAAGGAATATTGCTTGAGCGATATCGGCATCAGATCCGCCCTCAACTACGGCCGTTATACTGTGGGGAGGAAGACCGTCTGAGTCAATATCATTTGTGGGATTTTCGTAAACAATAAATCTAGTGACACCACTGACCGCGGCGATAGCACCTTTGGTCCCTTCTAATACAGTCCTACTTGGTTGAGCTGTACTTATTGCTTGGCGAGACCTTATCTGGGAGTCTGTTTCGACTGCAACCCCTAAGGTTGCGGAACTGGTATTTAATACGGACGTCCATCCATATGTTGGCGTCACGATAATACTTATATCGCCTGAATTAGCAGCGATAGGGCCTACGGTTTGACAAGTTGCCATAACGCTAACTGTTCCACCCGTACCTATTGCTACGCTCGCCGGGAGATTCCAGTAATATCCGCTTGAGTCTTGCGTTACCCCGTTGCTTATTACTGTTCCAGGTGTTCCAATGAGGGTAACAATACAAGTCGAAAATGTAGCAGAACTACGCCGTATTCCGTTTAGCTTCACGAGGATGTCGAGGCCTGATCCTATTGCTGTGCCGGGGCCTCGTGAATCGTAGGCAAACTGGATTGCCTGTAGAGTGTCGTTCATTTTTAACGCGAAGGTGGAAATGTATTGGTAGTCTTGCGAATCCGCTTCGAGATAGATATCCTGCCCAAAAATGTTTCGAGCCTGCTGAAGCTGGTCAGCAAGAATGTCTTTATAGGTTGGGGTGTGGAATCCAGTTTCGTCCACGAAAGGTGCGAAGTATGCCATTTATAGCGTCACCTCTACTGTAGTTATTCTCCCTGTGGTAGTTCTTACCATGCAGGATATTAAGTAGTTTCTATCCCTGCTTTCGTATACGCTTTGGAAATCCAGTATCTCTGATACGCCCTTTGTCTTAGAGATACGCTCCCGCACGAGTAAATCGGCAGCGTTTACGTGATTGGGTGTCCCTGGTCCTATAATACTTTGAAACAACGGGAGGCCTTCACTCAAGTCCTCCCACCACTCACCCTTAAAGAAGAGTAAGTTTGTTTTAATCGCTTGGGCTACCGCATCGGTATCGGTAATGAAGTCCTGCATGTTCTTGCCGAAGGAATAGTCTCCATTAGCATCGATCTTCCTGTATTTAATTTAGCCCACCCCCTCAACTAGGACCACTAGTCAATCCTTCTGGAGCCATGTGCACATGATTACTAAAATCAATACCATTAATCTTCACAACGCTAGATGTGATATTGATTTCATTGTCCTTAATATCAATAAGTGATGTTCCGGTTTCAGACTTTAACTGAGCTGAGGTTGTGCTATAATTCGTCACTCGTCGCGGTTGGCTCCATGCGCCTAAAATAGCAAATCCATCACTCAGGTCGTGCCTTCGCTTCTCTGCCTGTACCTGCACTCCACCCTGAGAGAACCACGTATCGATACACATGTCGGCAAAAATTACTAAGCACTCATCACCCTGCTTTATGGGCATCGTTAAAGCAAATCCTCCAGCCCGTGGGAATACGATGGGAACGTCGAGGAGGAGAGGGAGATTAACCGTGGTGATATTCCCAAATTGGTCCATGATGCGTTCCTTGACCGCCGGTTGCACGGTCACTGTTTGCTCAACAGGGTCAAAGCTCTGCACGATCCCTGGCATTGCTACCCTCAGGTCTATTGCCCACTTATCACCCATGCGCATAAACATTTCGAATTCACTGTAAGTGCGCTCTCCAACGCTTCTCAATTTATCACCTCCTAATAATGGGACTGACTGCTGCTTGTGAGCATAGCAGGTATCTTCCCCGCCTGCGTCACCGTCTCGACTTCTGTGTACCAATCATTACCGCGTGTATCTCCAATGTGCGTAACCTGCACAACTCTGTATATACCGTCATTATCGAGCGAATAAACCACTTGCCCCTGCTCAAATTGCTGATTCCGAATCAGACTATTATCGACATGTACCATGGAGTTTATTTTAATCTTAGGATTTAGTAGGCAGCGAATGGTCACTCCGAAGTCATTTTGTGCAGGAACACCGATTAACCCCGATTCCGGGGACAACTCTATGATCTCACCCTCCGGCACATCTTCAGCCTTAATGATATTTATTTTCCCATCTTCCATGTAAAGTGTCGCGTTTTCCGACTGTGCTATTTGTCTTAGGTAATCCCTTGTAAGTCCAAAAACTACCTTACCCCTCGTTAACTTCGAGTCAGACAGGGTAGCTGATATGTTTCCAAGGTCTGCTGGGATCGTCGCTTTGCTCGCACAGCCTTCGATAACTGTTCTGGCATTTTGACCCTTGACCATCGAAAAGTTCGATAAGTTGTAGTTCATCCACATGTCTCCATCGGCGGCCACGAGCGTTAGTGTATAAGTGGTTCCATCTTCTTTATTTCTAATGCATTGCACCACATTGCCATCGAATATAACACCATATTGACTTCCTTCATAACCAGCCTCAAGAACTACTCTATCACCTTCTCCAATGATAGCGTTTTCAGTTTGTGGCGACAGATTGTAAATTACTACGGTTGAGAACTGGGGTTGAGTTAGAATGATTTTCAAACAGTTAAAGGTGCATCTGAGTTGTGATACATCTAAAGCTTTCTGCCCATCTGGGCTGCTTACAATTATGCGATATCTTCTGCCATAAAGGATGTCGCTAGATTGCTTGCTCCCGGGAATAATCCCAAAGTTTGTTTCTGGGATCTCTATATTAATAGCCGTCTGGGTTGGTGGTGTGGTAGCCGCGAACCCTGCCGATCCGGTATTATCATAGTTCGAGTTCTGGTATTTATTCCAGATGTTCTGCCGACGTGTAAAGTCGGACGGCGGGATTGCAGGACCGACATAGGAATAGGTAAATTTTGACCAGTCTCCTTTTGCAGATTCCCAAAATTTCTTGATACAGTTAACCGTGGCAATCATAGAAAGTTGATCATTCCCTAGCACAAGGGCTGTTAGTGAAGGGAGATCTGAGGGGATTGGGATACCGAGTCTTCCGCCAGCATATTTAAAGCAGTCCATATGCCACGAAGGCCAAGCTTGACCATACCCTAGTGCGTTCCCGTTATCCCCTGTGATATTTCTACCGCCTGTCTCGGCTTCGATGGTCGCAAGTACGATAGTCACTGAACAACCTTGTATGTCTGCTTCTTGGGAGGCTATAGTTTGCCAGTCGCTCATAAGGTGTTACCCCAAATCAAAATGAAATCGGTGCCCAAATTCGTTGAATCAGGACTATCCATTGTACTATTGCCAACGTTTATTATTGCAGCACTCCCTAGATTCAGGTATTCGTATTGTCCGAGAATGTCCGTTCCCGTAACCAACGGTATATTGTCCAAGATTGAGTTACCCGTCTTTGGATCCATTATCGATAGAGTCCAGTAGTTTCCTGCTGTATTGAAGCGCACACGTAGCTTGAGTGTGATGTTTTTATTGTCCACAGGGATAGTGCAGATGAAATTCTGATCCGGATCAGATGTTAAGGGAATTTGCATGAAGTTCACGGTAGAGTGACACCTCCTTGAAGGAATCCAAAAGAAAAAACACCCGGAGGTGCTTTAGGTGTTAGTATGGAGCCTGTTGGGGTTGTTCTTGGCTATATAATGGTGTAATATATTCTCGTTTTGCATATATAATTCCCAAGCGACTTTTAACGGCACTTAACTTGTCTTTAAGTGCTTTGTAATCCTGCGGAGTCATACTATCTTTCAATTTCCCAGCCTTGTCCGCTTCGTAAAACAAATCTGCCTCTGCCCACACTAAAGCATAATTGCCGTTGCCATAAGCGAGATACGTATCAATATCATGTTGAAGCGCAAACATAACTTGACCTCCATTTAGATTAAACCTTAAGTATGCTTGCCTCCAGATATCTTTAAATTGACTCTTTTCGCCCCATGTATAATGCTCTAGATCATCCTGAGCTATGCTTAACATAAAGTTTTTTTGATTTTGTAATTCCTGTAATGTCTTAACCTTATTTAATTTTTCTACAATGTTTGACTCACTTTGATTATTATCAGGGTTTTTATCAGTACTTTGGGAAGGCGAAGGATTTGTATTTTCCAATTCTTCATTAATTAATAATCTAGTATCAGGCAACATATTGCTTTGTGTTACTTGCTCAGTTTGCAGCTCGCTAATTTTCGGCTTTTCGTCAACTTGATTAGTCATCTTGTTTTTAGCCAAGGAAGCGTAGGAGCCCCAAGATACAGAGAGCGCAACAAAAAATAGTAGTCCCCAGAACCATATATTTTTATAAAATTTCATTACGAGTTCCCCCTCTGCGAACATAATAACATATATTCACAAAGATGGGCATTATGTTCCTTGTAATACTCCCTTTAAAAAAGGGAAAAGACCTCCAGCTTGAGATAAAATACTCTCATCGACCGGCTTGGGATTCACAACCCCCCTATCAGCGTTGTCCGTAACCTGCGGCCTAGCGCTTATCTTCACAGTACGAACCGTAGCGACAAGAACTTCCTTCATAGCAACCGTAGCCCTTAGACCGTATAACGTTTTGTAGTCATCCGGAGCCGAGATGGTTTCGATAAGCATATTCTTATAAATCTTCAACCTCGTTGCAACTTGTAGTGGAATTCTTTGTCTCTGCAACTCCTGTAGGATTTGGAATGCATTAACTGACCTACTTGGTCCTTGGGCGAACTGATCAACAGAGAGCGCGTGAGCAGCATCGGACATCCCGATCTGCATTGTTAATTGTGCAGGATTCACAAACGCATGGTCAGATATGCTTGCACCTGTCTCTACTGGATGTGACGTGATAGTCAGTGAGCTTTCATGGTCCATTTGTAGGAAGGCATCGAAGAAATACCCAGCAATATTTGTTGCGACGTAGATCGTTTCAGGGGTTGTCACCATTACTTAACCACCCCCTGGAACGTTCTTGTTATCATGTCTTTATTACTACGGTGAATCGTTGTTACTACTGCGTTGGGGTTTGTTGCGCCGTAGATATTATAGGTTGGGCTCATTGTTACATGAGTTGCACCAGAGGGGTTATTTTGTGGATACATATACGACATTGGAGATATGCCAGACTTAAATGAAGATAAGGAGTGATTACTAAAGAAATCTGACATGTTCTTGAAAAAATTCTTCACTGCTTCATCCATGGGGAATACCTTGCCGTTGTCTTCCGGTTCTTGGTTACCATATTTTTTGTCAACTTTACCACTCAATATATCGAGTATGCCGATGTCTCCAGAGATAAAATCATTAAGAATTTTGAGTTGTGCGTTAATTGATATTAGAACATCATCCAACAATTCAAGGGTTGAAAGAATTCCAGTCTTAATAACCTCCGCTAGTCCTCCTTTTACACCTAGCTTTTTTATTAACTTATCTATGGTTTCCCCTAAATCGAAAGCGCTCTTCGCAATATCTCCCAAGTCCTTTTTGAATTTTTCAAACGTCAGACCGTTTTTCTCTAGCGATTTACCAATACCATCAACCCATTCCCACAACGCAGGAAATGCCGATTTCCCCTTGCGTCCATGAGTTTCAAAATCATCGACAAGTAACAATAACGCCATCATACCGAATATAAGTGCCCCTATAGGACTAGTCAGCATGCTCAGTATTTTTCTCCCAGCTAGTATTGCGGCAACGGCCAAAAGCGCATCCTTAATACGCCACATCGCCACTCCCAACTTACCAACCCAGCTCACAACCATCGCAACCTTGGCTGTCCATTCAGGCATCTTCTTTTGTATCGTTTCGTTTATGTTTCCAAGCCAGTTCTTTAAATCTCCCAACGGCCCCGCAAGATACTTCGTTAGGTAATAACCGATCCACTGAAGGGCATACGTTCCTTCAAGCTTCAACCTTTGAAACTCAAACGTTATATCTCGAACTCCCTGCATCTGCTTTTTATACTCGTCGGCTGGGACTGCCATTCCTCTGGCTTGGCCGTTCAGGGATAGGTATCTCTGTAATAGTTCGGGACTTAAGTATAGATCTTGCAAGCTTACACCAAGCGCGTCTATTGAGCTTGTGAAAGCCTTGGCCGCGTCGGCATTCATCCACATCCTTCGGGCAAACATTTCATTCTGCAAATCAGCCTGCGCCAAGGATGACATGAACTTCGCCAAGGCTATATTAGCTACTACCACAAAAGAGGTTACTGCTGCGCCGGCTTTAGCAAAGTTCGTTAGGCTTGAGTTCGCAAAGCTTGATACAGAGGATTCGGCTTCACTCATAGCCCTCCTAGCTGCATTCAGGGAGGCATTATCTACGCTAAATCCAAGTGAGACTAAAAATTCCTTAATTGTTTCAATCATTGTCTTTCCTCCCTGCTTCGCTCGCTCGCCTTTCGTTCTCGTACTTTACCGCGAGTATTTCGTGCGCATCCAATAAATCGTCAAAAGTAAACACATTTTCGGTCAAATCCCTATGACTCCATATCCCTGCAATTACCGGGAAAAACAAGAACTCATCTACATTTTCACAGTGGACTGGATCATACTCAAGGCTTCCCCCACCAGTCCAGCCAAGGGGCTTCCTGAGAAAAAACTTGTCACATTAAAGATTAACGCGTGCGCCGTAAGCGCCATCACTGTCATAGTGTCGTCCTCAAGACCAATAACTCCGAATGAACCGTTTTCGTTCAATACTTTTGCTGGGCCAGAGTCCAACGTTTCAAAACAGACATTTAGGCACTTATCCTGAATGTAAATGAAGTCCGCTTCTGACAGAGTTGATAGGACGGATATGACTCCTGAAATATCAATACTCGGTAACTTATCACCCTCGGACTTGTCGACCTTAAATTTAACCCCTTTGAACACCGGAGCGAGCAATCCAGTTACCTTAACCAACATAAACGAACCCGTTCTAGCATCGAATTTCCTGATCGAGAATTCGCGATCTTTTATTTTCACTATCTTCGCGTTGTCGTATCTACTCATATTAGGCTACCTCCTGCTGAATGTCAGCTGCCATCAGTGCCCAAGTTCTCTTTTGGCCCTGTGCTTGCCTTACGTTATCTGGGATCTTATTAAACGAAACACCTGTACAGATATCTAACTCCTGCATCATAGGGGATCTCACGACTACAGATAACTTAGCCCAATCGGCAGACTTAGCGGATTCAAGATAGTTGTACGCTTTCAGGAGCCATTTATGAAGGCTCGAAGTTTGCTGAGCTTCAATGGAAATTGTCCCATTGCGACCTTTTATCTTAGAAACCATAACAGTACCATCGCTCGCTATATCCTGAGTTGTGCGATCAGTGCTCATACCTATCGTAATACTTCCGAGACCTTCGCCGTTGGCAATATACTGCCCTATGCTTGGATGAGAGAATACGACAGAAACATCCCCAAAACTATATGTCGTGTAACCCATCAACTTATCCCTCCTTACCTGTTAACTTGGACTTGGATCACAACGTGCTCGATAGCCCCCGCGAGCTTGATTGGAACATAGATTGGCGGTGCGATGCGACTTGAACGATCCGATTGGCTCTGACTATCGATAGTCTCCGAAAGGATCAGGTAGCCTTTTGAGAGCATATCCCTGGTATTCAGACTGAGGATCGGCGGAGCATTCCATACGCCAGGTGCTATGAAATCCATGCTGACCGCCTTTTCACACGGTCCGGTTATAGCCAATACTAAGAGTGTTACACCGCCCTCGGTTTGAGGTATTTTAGGCACCGATACTAATGAATCCATAACCGCAAGCTGGATGTTATTCGAGAGCATATCAAGGTTGATAACCTCATCGAAGTGCGTGCCGTCGGACATGACTCCTTGTTCGAATAGGTTGTAGGTATTGCCGCGGTTGATATAGACGTTGCCATTTAGACCCTTTATGGCCGTAATTTTGGTTTCATCAAGATCCTCTGGCGTAACTCCGACTTCCTGCTTATAGGCTAGGGTGTATGCACTGTTGGCAAGGCCTGTGTTAGCCCCCATAGCGTAGCCCAATATAGCGGCTATGGCATCATCGTGTGTGGAATACTGACCGAAGGTTCGACGATATTTGGCCGTCTTAAGAGTCGCCATGACATTACCGGCAGTATTAACCGGCACATCAGCATCGGCCGTAGTGTAACCAAACACTGAGACTGGTGTTGCTGTTTCAATGTAAGGAGCGATTAGTAGGATATCAGCTTTAACAACTCCGCAAACCGTGCAGGCATACCAGTTATAATTTACTGCACGACAGGCTTGTACGGCTTGCAATGCTGTCTCGGCTCCGGTATTATCCCATCTACCAATGGCCACCCGTGTTGGTGTAGGATTTTGCGAGAAATATAATTGCGCCGCCATGTATTCTGGCATCT